GAAAATGCGTCTCGGTGAGTGCCGGATCCACAACAAGCCGCTGTACGCGATCTCGGGCAGTGCCGGCGGATGCTGGGTAGACGTAGGCATCACCCGAGTCCGGTTCCTGCGGGACACACCAAACGCAAAAGTTAACGAGATCGGCACGATTACGCGAGTGATGGGGCTGGGCCGGGTCGAGGTGACGCTCGAGGACGGGCGTGTCCAGCGCATAGATAAGCACCTGCTGCATTTACTGAAACCAGATGAGTAAGGCGCTAAAGCGAATAGAATAGATTCAGCAGGACAACCAGCGTTGACGCGCTGATTGCCCCTGACCGAGACCACAACCAGGGAGGGTTGCGGAATGGCTGACGATAGTTTAACCAATCAAAAGAAGTGCAGGAAATGCAGGCTGATCAAGCCGCTTGATCTTTTTCGTAGTTCTGTTCATGTATTGGCAAACGGTGAGAAGAAACGATATTACAACGAATGCAAGGATTGCCATGCAGAGTACATTCGTTCGCGTCCGGTCTTACCGTTGAAACCAGCAACTGGCGAGTTTATACTCAACCCCCGCATTCCGGTTGCAAAGAATTGCCGGGTATGTGGTGAATTGAAGCCTGTAGGTGATTTTTACACTTACAAGTACACAACGAACCAAGGCAAGTTGAGTGTTCGTCTGGATGGGGATTGCAAGGCATGCAACGTGGCTCAACGGAGTCAGGCTGAAGCTCGTGTAAAAGAGAATGCGCGGCAACGCAGCCACCGTCGATCTCGTCCGGAAGTACACCAGGCTTACCTTGCAAAGAGACGCGCCGAAGACAAGTTGTCTGTCACTGAAAAACGTTGTCGTAAATGCAAAGAGGTTAAGCCAGCGGCAGAATTTTATGAGCGGCTGGTCACGCGAGATGGGCTGCATAGCCAGTGTCGAGCTTGTGTTATCGCGGTCGGTGCGGCTTACGTTAAGACAATAGACCCTAAGCGTCGAGTGCTATGGATGAGAAAGGCTTTGCTCAAGGCGTATGGGATGACTCTTGAGCAATACGAGGAGATGGCAGCTTCTCAAAATGGTGCATGTTTGATTTGCCTAAGAACGGAAGTGGATCTTTGCGTGGACCATTGCCATAACAGCACTAAGGTGCGTGGTTTACTCTGCAAGCGATGTAATGCGGTTTTGGGGTTTATATCGGAAAGCAAGGAAACAGCGTTGCGTCTGGCTGAATATATCGACAAAAGGTGCGGTACTTCATACGTCTAAATTTTGTATCCAGGCCAGCTGGGAAGATATCCCGCATCTCACCAGGCAAGCTAAGGATGAACTTTGGCAAAGCATCCCAATTTACCAAAGGGAAGCTCGCAGCAAAGGTATTCCTGCTTTAGGAAGCGGAGCCATTTATCCAATCAGTTTGGAAGATCTCATAGTCCCTGATTTTCCGATACCTGATCACTGGCCTAGAGCATTTGGAATGGACATTGGCTGGAGCCGAACGGCAGTGGTCCACGGAGCGCTGAACCGGGACACCGACGTACTGTACTTGTACAGCGAATACTACCGTGGTGAAGCGGAGCCGGTCATACATGCTCAAGCAATCCTAGGCAAAGGGAAATGGATCACCGGCGCGATAGACCCGGCAGCACGAGGTAGGGGCCAAATCGACGGGCGCAATCTGTTACAGATGTACACCGATCTTGGGTTGGACCTTAAGCCGGCGGATAACGCGGTGGAAGCGGGCCTGTATACCGTTCTGACGAGGATGGCCGCGGGAAAACTCAAGATCTTCCAGAGTTGTCAGAACCTGTTGTCGGAACTTCGGCTATACCGTCGGGACGAACGCGGACGTGTGGTAAAAGAGCGTGATCACTTGTGCGATTCGATGAGGTATCTGTGCATGGAGCTGCACAACGTAATCAAGACCAAGGTGGAGACGCTGCCGGAAGACCGCGAGTACCTGACGCCGGAGCGCAGTTACGCCTCGACTGGTTGGATGAGCTAAGGAGATAGCTATGGGAATGTGTACCGCGTGCAGTGAAGATTCTGTGCGAATCAAGCCGTCTGTAAAACGTAAGCCTGCTGCAAAGGCCAAGGTAGCGAAGGTGATGGACGAGTTCTCGAGCGGGAATCTCAGGAGTTCCAGTGGCGAGCCGGTAAAGCGTAAAGACCAGGCGATTGCGATCGCCTTATCGGAAGCTAAACGTGTAGCTAAGAAAAAGACCTAGTTTCTTTACCCATGTACGGTATTTCGCGGGTCTTCCTGCCAAGTGGAGAAGGCGCCTTCGTCGAGTTCCCATTCGCCGGTCTTGTAATTTACCCACGCCATGACGTGCTTATCTGTTGCTTTCTCAATGAGGAACGCATTTGCGATGTAGTGGGTCCATCCACCTCGCACCAGGGCACCGTGAACTGTGTAGGCATCCCCCACGATTTGGGAGATACGTCGAAGTTTCTTCGGTCCGAGAGCGCACTTAGCCATTAGTAACCCTTCTATCTAAACACCGCAAATGTCAGACTACGCGACCGCGCAGGCATTGCTTCCGGGCTTGCCTGGGAAAACTGCGCCTTCTAAAAAAGACACAGAAGATTTCTTGGCGACGGCACGGGCCCGGTTCGATCTGGTCGCTGTGTATGAAGCGGAGTATCGAAAAATTGCGCTAGATGATGTCCGCTTCTATGACGGGGACCAATGGGCTCAGGAAATTGCCACTCATCGCAAGCTCGATCACCGTCCGTGCCTCACGATTAACCGACTGCCGCAGTTCGTGCATCAGGTATCGAATAACCTCAAGCAGCTCAAGGCCGCGCCTAAGGTAAGCCCGGTAGACGCGCAAGGGGACCAGAAGACCGCAGAGGTAATGCAAGGCCTGCTGCGTCACATCGAGACGCAGAGCAACGCTGACGCGGCACGCAGTTATGCTGCGTTCTATGCCGCGGTATGCGGGCGCGGGTGGTATCGGATTGTCACCAAGTATGTCGAGGGGAACACCTTCGATCAGGAGATCTACGTACAGAGGATCAAGAACCCGCAGACGGTGTATATGGACCCGAGCTGCCAGCAGCCGGATTACTCGGACGCGAAGTACGCCTTCATCGTCGAGGATTTAACCGAGGATGCCTACAAGGAACGCTACCCCGACGAGGACTTATCGAGTGCCGAGGATTACCGCTCGCATGGGGATGGATCCCCGGTATGGCGCTGGGAAGGCGGGGTCCGGATAGCGGAGTACTTCTGCCGGCACACGCGCCAGGAAACGATTGTGATGTTACCGGATGGAACGATACTGCCGCTTAAGGATGCTCCTGAGGGCGCACCGGTAATTCGCAAGCGCGTTGTCGATGTGCCTTACGTCGAGTGGTCCGTCATCAACGGGGAGAAAATACTCGAGCAGGCCGAGTGGCCAGGCAAGTATATTCCGCTGATCGGCGTGGTTGGGGAAGAGTACGACGTGGACGGCAAGGTGTCGATGGTGGGCATGGTGCGGCACGCGAAGGATGCCCAGCGGATGTTGAATTACTGGGAGTCGGCGAAGACCGAGATCATCGCGCTCGCCCCGAAGGCCCCATTTATTGTGGCCGAGGGCCAGATCGAGAACCACGAAAAGGAGTGGGCTCAGGCAAATAGCAAAACGTTCGCGTATTTGCAGTACAAACCAAAATCTGTTGGTCAGGAGATGGTTCCTCCTCCGCAACGGCAGGTGTACGAGCCACCGGTGCAGTCGATTACCGTGGCGCAGATGCAAACTGTGGATCACCTGAAGGCGACCACGGGCGTATACGATGCGAGCCTCGGCAACCGTAGCAACGAGACCACCGGGGTAGCGATCAAGGCGAGGCAACTGCAGGGCGATGTCGCCAATTACCACTACAGCGATAACCTCGCCATTGCGATCACTCACGAGACCCGGGTATTAATCGATTTAATCCCGAAAATATACGACAGGCCGGGGCGGATTATCCGGATAATCGGCGCGGATAATACCGAGAAGCAGGTCCCGGTCGGGATGCCCTTCGACGATCAGGGGATTCAGCGCTTATACGATCTAGGGCTGGGGCGTTACGACGTGGTGGCGGATGTCGGACCCTCGTACAAGACGAAGCGTGAGGAAAGCAGGGAGGGTATGCTGGGGTTCGCGCAGGTGGCGCCGGAGCTCGTGCCGCAGTATGCCGATCTGTATGTCGAGTCGCAGGACTGGCCGCTATCGGATGCGATTGCCGAGCGGGTGCGCCCTCCGAATATCCCCCCGAAAGGACAAGAACAACTCCCGCCCGCGGCAATGCAGCAGATTAACCAATTGCAGCAGCAGAATCAGCAGCTACAGGAATCGCTGCAACAGGCGACGGAAGCACTGAACGTCCAGAAGATTCAGATGGACGCGAGTGAACGCATGCAGGCTCGGGACATCCAAAGCAAGATGGCGATGCTCGAGCAGAAGCTCGCGAGCGATCAGTCGAGAGACTCGCAAAAGAACCGGGTGACGGTAGCGACTACCGAGTCGAAGGTGGACAGCCAGGAATCGATTGCGCAACTGAACGCGGAGACGCGGCTGGTAGCGGAGAAGATGAAGCAGAATGGCCCGCCGCGTCCGCCGTTGACCGCGTTTGAACGAGAAGACTAGATG